TTAAGAAAAGTTATCAAACCGATAATCAATCTAATCCTATACAAGAAACTGAAATCACACCACTAACACCGAAAAGACGTGGATTTTTTGGCAGATTAAGAGATGGATTGGATGTTAGAGTAACAAATGAATCATTCGGTATCCGTAACCTATTTAAAGGTTCTAAAAAATTTAAAGTTAAAAGACCATTAAACGTAAAGCCGGTTGTCAACGCAATAGAATATAACTATTCCGAAACACTTTCTGTGCAAGAGTTTGATTTACAATCAGATGGTACATATGTAGCAAATGATATAAAAACATTCGATTTAGGTTCTGTAACTTTAAATTTTGAATTAAAATCAGTTAAAGCATCCGATGATATTATTAATACGATTACAACCGTAGAATACGAAGTAGCATTTTCATCTAACTTCAAACAAGAGTTAGGAAATAATGTAGTATTGAATTATACAATATTTCAAAACGATGGTACAATATCGGATAGTGGAAAAGTATCTCTTTCCGATAGTAATATTATCAGACAACTAAATTCAGATGCCTTAAAAGGAAGAGTAGATTTTAGAATAGAATATGTAGATAAACCATCCGAATATATTTTAACTAATATATACCAAACTACAAACACTTCTAAATTAGAAACTGCATATAAAACTGAGTTTGATTTTAGTAAGTGGAATACACAAAATTCATCATTTAGCTTACCAGCCGAACAACTTAAATCAGGTATATCGGTGGTTGTTATGTTTGAAAAAGAAATAAAAGCAGATAGGCCTATTATTTCTTTAGATACCACTCAATATGGAGTGTACGTTAAAGATTCTGATTTAGAAAAAGAAGTACAAATTCCATTCAAAACATCGAATACTGATAACGTAAGAGTGTATATTGATGGTAGAGCAGATACTATGTTAGTTCCTGCTATCGATGGAGTTGTTAAATTATATTTCCAAAAAGATTTTTCTGAAGTATATGGTACTAAAAAAATAGTTTTAGTAGCAGAGAGTAAACAATATGGAACTGGTGATTCGGTAACGGCTTTAGTTACATTTACGGCTGTAAACGATTTTCCATCAATTACACAAATAACATATACCGATTCGATTGATATACCATCTTTTTCAGATTTTAGTATAGATTTAAAATATGAATATGTATCATTTGCTTGTTCTACAATAGATGTGGATTTAAAAGCAAAAGATGGTAGTAGAATTACTTTATTTAAAAATTTAACACCAAATGGAAACATTTCTTTAAATTTAAAAGATTTAAGAGATAAGTTTTCTAACTGGGCAGGAAGTGATAATGTTACATTAATATTTAAACCATTTAATAGAAGCGGTGCTGAAGAGTTGGTTGGTAATGAATATGAAGTAAAAACATTTTTATCAATACCAACAATACAATTAGATGAGAATATCTTTTCATCTGCTATTTTTGATGCATTTTCTAATATATTAAAAGTAATTGAACCTGATAAAGAAAGTAAGTATCTAACACATCTTGCTAACTTTGATAATAATGAACAAATATTAATTTCTACTTGGGAAAATGATAATTGGACTTTATCCGATAAAACAACGGATAATTTAGGAAATATTCAATTAGGTAGTAATGTAGTTGATTCTATTATATTAAAATTATACTCACCACTACCAGCTAACGTTTCAACAAATTCAACTTTTTGGATTACTAAGTTAATGGCAAACCCATTAATTGAAACCATTGTATTAAGTGAACAATCTGAAATTAGTTGCCCACCAATAAAAGGACCTAATTTCAGTTTAGATATTGATTATGTAAAAGGGCAATCTACTAATTTTGAATCATTAGATAATTTAATATTGAGTGGTTCAACATCATCTACACAATTAGTTACAACTTATTTAAGTTCATCTTTAATCAATATGGATGAGTTAAATATTGATTATGTAAGTGGTTCAACTTATTTGTGGGAAAATTTTACACATTTCAGTTCAGCAAAAGAACGAGTAGATAATTTTGTATATAAAGTACAATTAATAGAAGCATATGAAAATAGTATAAGTGGTTCAAACGCATCGCCATCAGCATCTTTATTAAGCGAAATACAAGAAAGAGAAAGACAATTAATAAAGAAAAACGAATTGTTATCTGGATTTGATGGATTTGAAAATTTCTTATATACATCATCATCTTTATATACAACAAATGGTAGTAACTCGATAACTTGGCCATATAACGCTGGTCAAAGAATATTATCTACAAACTCAATTGTTGTAAATTGGTATTCAAATTTAATAACTTTAGCAGAAGATTTTGATATTGAAAATCCTAATTGGGTTCAAAATAATATACCACAATTTATTGTAACAAATAGTGAAAATGAAAGTTTACTATTGTTTTTATCAATGATTGGACATCATTTTGATAATATATACTTTCATACAAAAGCAATAGAGAAGAGTAGAGGATTGGGGTACAATAGAAAGGATATATCGGATAAATTATTATTTGATATTTTAAAATCCTTTAATTGGGATGCTAAAAATTTATCTGCTGATACAAAATTATGGGAATATACATTTGGCAAAGATTCAGAGGGTAATATAAAAAATACTAAAACAGGCAAAGCTAGAACATACGAAGTTTGGAGAAGAATAGCAAATAATTTACCTTATTTATTAAAACACAAAGGAACTCGTAGAGGAATTTATGCATTACTATCTTGCTATGGTATTCCTTCATCAAACCTTTCAATTTTAGAATTTGGTGGTCCAGAAGTAACCAACACAACTAAGAGTAAATTAGTATATGATAATGTTACCACTGCTCTTAAATTTAATAATGGAGCAGCAATAGAATTTGAATGGAGAAACACAAATAAAAACAGAAAGCCAAATACGATTGAATTATTTGTAAAACCTTCTCAAAACACAAATTATACTGTAATTAGTGGTAGCGGATGGAATGTTGGATTACAAGCATCTACAACATCATCATATGGAAATGTTGTATTTAACTATAATACTACAAATGCAATATCATCATCATTGTTACCAATATACAATGGTAAATTCTTTGGTATTTCAGTAAGTAGTGGTTCTGATGGATTAAAATTAGATGTAAGACAATCTGAAAAGGAAAGAACTATATTCGCAGAATCTATTTCATCTTCAGCAGCAACTGATTGGAATAATGGTTCTAAAATTAAATTAGGTGGTTCTTATGTGGGAAGCGTTGATGAGTTTCGTTTGTGGTCTGAAGTATTAAATACTGATAGATTTTACGAACACGTTTCATTCCCAGAAATGATTAATGGTAATCATATTTCATCTTCAACCGATGATTTATATTTCCGTTTAGATTTTGAATATCCTAAAAATTTATCAGTATCATCATCTTTAATTAATGTTGATACTAACATATATTACAGTTCTTCTGTAACTAGAAATAAATTAGAAGATGGCTTAGTAGGAATTACGGGAAGTGTAACGATATTATCAGAAAATGTATCGGCATCGTTTTCAGCATCTGCTAGCGGATTTACACCTATAACAACATATCCATATCAATTTGAAGCAATAGATAGAAGTGTTGTATTGGAGGTTCCTGATATGGGAATATCTCGTTATTCTACAAATAAAGTTAGATTTGAATCGCAAGAATTAGTATCAGATTTATCTTCAAAAAGTAGAGCAACTAAAAAAGCATACGACCAATCTCCAACCGATTCAAACAGAGTTGGTTTATTCTTCTCTCCTACAAAAGAGTTGAACATTGATATCGCTAAATCATTTGGTGGAATTAATTTGGATAATTATATAGGAGACCCATCAGATGATTACAAATCAAACTACTCTCAATTAGATAATTTAAGAAATTATTACTTTAAAAGATTTGATGGTAGAGATATTTATTCATACATAAACTTAATCAAACTATATGAGAAATCAATGTTTGAAGATATTAAGAATATGTTGCCGGCTAGAGTTAAAGCTACTACTGGTTTATTAATAGAACCACACATCTTAGAAAGAAGTAAAATTGCTCAAAAGAAACCAACGGGCGATGAATATCAACAAGATGTAAATATAAAATATTCAGATACAACATTATTAAATGCTAGTAGTAATCAATACGATGTTGTTGTTGATGCAAATTTAACAGATAATCTAATAGGTGAAAATTCTCAATATGATGCTACAATTTATACAGCATCTTTAGAAAATACGATAGCTGAAAGTTATCAAAAGGAAGCGGAATATAACTATTATAACGATACAAATTTTATATCAGATTATTATCAAAAAGAAGTTGTAATAGATGCTGATTTAGGAAACGCTAGTATATTATCTGAAATAGATGTAAACAATACAAATACAATAGTTGGACAAACCGAATTAGAAACTATTGGATTTGGTATTTATGCACAAAGTGGTTCAGCAATCAGAACATATTTTGATGTTGATGGTAGACGAGTTAAAGAAAGAGTTAGAGTACAATTAGTTACCGAACAAAAAGAAAGAGTTGTAACTAAATTTGCTATAACCGCTTCAGCAAATGGATTGGGTGACCCTCGTGGTGGATACGTTTCAGATATACAAACTTATACTGAAACTAAATTAAATATTCAACCATTTAGTGGCTCATTTGTTCCTACTGTTGGTGGTAATATAATAAGTGTTAAAAATGTGAGCGGATACTTACCAACGCATTATAGAAATACAACCGATTTAACGAGAGGATTACAAAATTCTTTCTATAAAGGTTCAAAAAATACTGCAGCAACTACATTAGATGGAACATCCCCAATAGAAACATTTACATCTAATCCTAATACATTAAGAGTTAATAAGGCAGGTAGAGATGCAAGTGAACCAATATTGGAAGTAGAATAACGGAATTTTAAAATATTTATATTTATAAACAAAGATAATTAAAAAACTATGGGATATTTAAGTAATACTGAATTGACAGTTGATGCAATTCTTACTAAAAAAGGTAGAGAAAAATTAGCAGCTGGACAAGGATTAAACATCACTCAATTTGCTTTAGCAGATGATGAGATTGATTATACACTTTATGAACCAGCTCATCCACTTGGAAGTGCTTACTACGATGCGGCAATTAGAAATATGCCTGTATTGGAAGCAAACCCAGATGAGACTCAAGTAATGAAGTATAAGTTAGTAACTCTTCCTAAGAATACAACTCGTATTCCGGTGGTTGAATTTGGTGTTCCTAACATTTCAGTAAACCAAAGAAGTGGTGAAGTATCGCTTTCTCCAACTACATCTCCGGCAGGAAATAGAAGATTAGGATATACTATTGTATTAGCTAACAAAAATGCAGGTGATATTGTAGGTGAAGGAGTAACTGCAGATGTAGGTTCAGTACCTGTATTTATTGGTGATGATGTATCAGCAACCGCAGCAGTATCGAAAGGTTTAACTTTCAAATTTATTCCAAACCCATCTTTAACTTCGTCAATCAGAACAACAATAACTGTTTATGGTAACGAAACGGGTGGTTCACAAACAATTCCAGTAACCGTAACATACGTTCAATAATATAAACTATGGCATTAATTAGAGATAATAGAGGACAGCTTTTAGCAAGTAACTTATCCCAGTACTTAGCAGGCGCAGCAAATACCGCAGGAACTCCTGTTGATACCAATGAATTGGTTAGAATTGTAAACCAATTTTTAGGAGAAGGTGAGCAGATTAGTTCTGATTTAACAACAGTAACAAATGGTATTTATAAAAAATTTGGTGCTATTGATAAAGTAACTAATAGAACTGAAATCGTAACTTCAGGAATTTGGAGTGGCGATACGGGTTCATTAACTACTTTTTATACATCATCTTTACAACACAATAGTTCTACTGGTAAATATTATTTAGATGTTTACAACGCAGTAACATCATCCGACACCGCAGAGGTTCAGTTTTCAATTGCATATGGCGATGTAAACGGATATGGTGCACCTACGTTAACACAAGATGATTCATCTACATTATCTACTAAAGCTGTATATAATCAATTTAAAAATATATTATTAGAATCATCCGATGCATACTTTAGTGTGTATAGTGGTTCTACCGCTGCGGCACATGATTTGACATCATTCTACGCAATCAACGTAAATAGAGCAAGATACAAAGAAAGATTAGACCCAGGTAATGTTTCAATCAACCTTTCTGGTTCGGTTGGATTAGTAACTCTTATTGATGATAGTGGTGGAACTGATGAAAATGTAACAACCGCAGGTAGAGTTTATAACTTAGTTAGTGGTTCATTGAATATTGGTTCTGCATTAACTGCATCAATCAATACTTATACTGCATCAAACGGACAAGGATTTGGATTATTCTACCCTGATATGGGTATCATCTTATTGAATCCAAACGCATTATCAGCATCAGTAGGTGGTAATTTAATGGCAGCAGCTGGTTCAACAACAAATCAGTATCACCAATCGGGTTCAGTATCAGGTTCATTAAAATTATTTGATGCATTGAAAAAGGGCGCCGACTTCCAAGCTCGTAGAACTGAAAACGTTTCTACTTCACATTATTTTGTGAGAGCAAACAATAGAGAATTTAACTTTTCAAATAACCCAACATTCGTAAGTGGTTCGGTTGGAGCATTCGCAAATCCATCTTTCGAAAGAGACCCTAAAGTATATATTACTTCAGTAGGTCTTTATGATGATGCAAATGAATTATTAGCAGTTGCAAAAACTTCTCAACCGATTGCAAAATCATTTGATAAGGAAATCGCTATTAAAGTTAAATTAGATTTCTAATCAGAGAGTAACTTATATCGAACTATTTAACCCAACCATAAAAAGTTGGGTTTTTAGTTTATAAGATATTTATAGATGATATGTTAAAAAGGATACCAAAATCAGATATTAATATTCGCCCATTTAAGGCGTATAAGGAGTGGAGTTTTAATGATACTTCTACCGATATAACATTGTATGAAGCTAATATAAGTTCTAGTGAATTATCAAATGGAATTCCAAAAAATTCAATATATGGACAATTAAGAGCTCAATTTTATAATGGAAATGAAGATAATCCATTTTTAAGATATGGTTCTAAATCTAATGAATATAATATACAAGCATCTACCAGAGATAGATTTTTAAGTGGTAGTGCAAAAGTAATATCTATTCCACAAATATATGTTGGAGAGGGTATAAAAAAAGGTTCTATTTTATTAACTGATAAAAATGGAAGCGATACATCTTTTATAGATGATGGATACGGAAATTTAATAGGTGCGGGTGGTGATAGTGTTATTGTTGGTAAAATTGATTCAAATAATAATAGTTGGGATTTTGAAGATGTAGCTACTAATCCATATTCCGGTTCTTTTCAAATAATTGGTATTGATGTTACTTTAAATGAATTAAATTTAGTTTATAATGGTGTTAGTTATGATTTAAAGATAGTTAGTTTCAATGCGAACACTGGAGTAATGATTGTTGAAAATATTCCATTCTTAGAAGGAGCGGCTGGTAGTGATAGAATTGGTAATGTGTTCTATGCAAACGGATTATTAGTTTTAACCAGAGAAGCTGATTCTTTATTAAATGCAGATTGGGAATTATCATATAAATCTACTAAAACAATTTACGAACATGAATATCTACTAATTGTGAATGAAGATGAATTCAATGTATCACAAAACCCATCAGCAATAGTTGAAGTTGGTAGAGTAGATGAATATATAACAGGTTCAGATGGTAAAATATATAAAACAACAACAACACCTGGTGTAAAATATATTCGTAAAAAATCTATTTTAGAAAATGGTAACACATTGGATTATAGATACACATCATCTGTTAATCCTTCAACGCATTTTGCAGGATTTGAACATTATGAACTAAGCGGTTCTATGGATTCAACAGGCTCCTTCTTAGCACCATTTATTACAACAATTGGTTTATATGATGATAATTGTGATTTAGTTGCAGTAGCAAAATTACCACAACCAATTAAATCAGAATCAGAAATGCCTGTAAACTTTATTATTCGTTTTGATACTTAATTTATATTTATATTAAACAATAAACATTATGTCAAAGATTTTAGATTTATACGATGGGCAAAAAGCAGCATTGGGAGTTGATAAAATTTCATTTGAAGCTGGGGTAAACGCAAAAACGCCATACACTACAAACGATTTAAAAAAAGCAGATGAGCAAGTACTAACTGCTGCAAAATTCAAAACGGGTAGAGGTGGTGAAGTTTCTGCAACTAAGTACTCCGATATGAAGAAAAAATAAATTTAATGGCCAAAAAAGTTACAAAAAAGACCAACTCTAAATGGGTTGCGAGAAAATATGGATTTAAATCCGGTCTTGAAGAAAATATTTCACAACAAATTGAAGGTAAGGGGATTGTTGTACAATATGAGTCTGAAAAGATTCCTTACATTGTACCTGCTTCTCAACATACTTACAATCCTGATTTTCGTTTACCTAATGGAATCATAGTAGAAACAAAAGGTAGATTTGTTGCAGCAGACCGTAGAAAACATCAATTGGTAAAACAGCAGCATCCAAATTTGGATATTCGCTTTGTATTTTCAAACTCAAAAAACAAAATCAGTAAGAATTCTAAGACCACATATGGTATGTGGTGTGAAAAGAATGGTTACAAATACGCAGATAAGGAAATACCAGAAGAATGGTTTTTAGAACCATAAAAATTTGGTAATTTCAAATATTTGTTGTATATTTGGTTTGTGTTAAGTAGCAATGATAAAAATAAGGTAATTACTGCCCTTACTAATGTATTGGGTAGCGGTGTATCCCTAAAGGGAAACGAATTAGCATTTTACTGCCCTTTTTGTAATCATCACAAACCTAAACTACAAGTTAATACTGAAACCCAAAAGTGGCATTGTTGGACTTGTAATAGTGGTGGCAAAAAACTAACATCCCTTCTTCGTAAATTAGATGTAGATAGAAAAACTATATCCATAATCAGAGAGATATATGGGGATAGTAATTGGACTCCACAACAAGAAGATGCCGAAACTAAGGTATTCATTTCACTTCCAAAAGAATTTATTTCATTAGCAGAAGAACCAAAGGGATTTAATCCTGAATACAAACATGCTATGCATTATCTTACTCAAAGAGGTATTGGTATAAAAGATATCATCAAACACAATATTGGATATTGTAAAGAAGGTTTATATGCTCGTAGAGTGATAATTCCATCATACAATTCCGATGGTTCGCTTAACTATTTTGTTTCTCGCTCTTATTATTCGGAAGAGAAGATGAAATACAAAAACCCACCAATCAGTAAGAATATAATTTGTTTTGAATCACAGGTAAATTGGAATGAACCAATTATACTTTGTGAGGGGGTATTTGATGCTATAACAATTAAAAGAAATGCAATTCCACTTTTAGGTAAGTTTCCTTCCAAGCAATTGGTTGAAAAAATCTTTATGAGTGGAGTAAACAATATCATTATTTCATTAGATAACGATGCAATCAACGAAGCTCTTAAAGCAGCTGATTATTTCAGAAAAAATGGAATCAATGTAAAGATGATGTATCTAAAAGATAAAGATGCATCTGATATGGGCTATGAAAAATTTTATGAAGAATTAAGTAAAACTAAAGAATTCTCTTCTGAAGATTTACTGTTAAACAAAATAAATTCATTATGAGTTTAAAAAGAATTTACCATATTGCGGATATTCATATTCGTAATGTACAAAGACACAAAGAGTATAGAGCGGTTTTTGAAAAAATGTTTGAAGAAATCCGTAAAAGAGGAACGGAAGATTCACTCATTTATTTAGCAGGTGATATTGCACATGCTAAATTAGAAATGTCACCAGAGTTGGTGAAAGAGATTAGTTGGCTATTTACCGAATGTTCTAAACATTGTGAAACAATCCTAATCGCAGGTAATCACGATTGTAATATGAACAATTCGGATAGGTTAGATGTATTATCACCTATTGTAGAGGCTTTAAACCTACCAAATTTTCATTATCTTAGAGATACACAAGTGTATTCAGTTGGTGGTGTAGATTTCGCTGTATTTTCAATCTTTGATAAGAAAGATAATTGGCCTAAAGCAGAAACACTATTTGGAAACAAAAAGATTGCACTATTCCACGGACCTGTTGATAATTCACAAACCGATGTGGGGTATGTTGTAAGTAGTAGACATTTTACAACTGATATGTTTGATGGATACGATTTAGCTCTATTGGGTGACATCCACAAAAGACAAACTATGATTTCTCCAAGCGGATGTAAGGTAGTTTACGCCGGTTCATTGGTACAACAAAACTTTGGTGAGAGTTTAAACGGACACGGATTCTTAGTTTGGGATGTAGCATCATTAAAATATGAAGCAATCGATATTCCAAATGATTATGGATATTACACATTGGATGTAGATAATGGCGTAGTGCCGGTTGTAACCGATATGCCAAAAAATCCACGTTTGAGAGTTCGTTTATCTAATACCGATACCGCTGATACAAAGAAAGTAATCACCGAAATTAAAATGAGATATGGTGTTGATGATTTCACAATTATTAGAACCGATTCATTCAATAAACAAAAAACAGGTAATAGATTAAACAAATTAGATTTTGAAGATATATCCGATATCAACTATCAAAACACATTGATAAAAGATTATGTTCAAAGAATGATGCCATTTACAACTACTGCGGATTTAGATGGTTTAGAAGCAATTAATAGAGATATCAATAGTAGAATAACGCAAGAAGAAGTACATAGAAATATACATTGGAAGCCCATAAAGTTTACATTCAGTAATATGTTCTCTTATGGTGAAAACAACAAAATCGATTTCGCCAAAGTAGGAGGATTGATGGGATTATTCGCACCAAACGCTAGTGGTAAATCATCCCTATTTGATGCAATCTCCTTCTGCCTGTTCGATAAGTGTAGTAGAGCATTTAAGGCTACTCACATTATGAACAATCGTAAAAAGGATTTCGAATGCCACCTACATTTCCAAGTTAATGGAATGGATTTCCATATTAGTAGAACTGCTAAAACAATCAACAAAGGAAAGAACGTTAAAGTGGATGTACAATTTTGGAAAGATGAGGGAGGTACAATCACATCTTTAAATGGAACGGAGAGAAGGGATACAAATGTAGTAATTGAACAATACGTTGGTAAGTACGAAGATTTCGTCCTAACTGCTTTATCTCTACAAGGTAACAATGCTTTATTCATTGATAAATCACAATCGGAGAGAAAGGATTTGTTAGCACAATTTATGGGATTGGATATATTCGATAAATTATATGAAACGGCAAGTGAAGATATAAAGGAAGTAGCAGTACTTATCAAAAATTTTAAGAAAACCGACTTTACGACAGAGTTGGCTGAAAAAGGTTTAGAAAAGCAAACAAAGAAATCGGAACTAAGAGCAAAGGAAAAGGAATTAGAAACAAAAACAAATGATGTAGAAGATTTATCTAATAGAATATTAGGATTAACAAAAGAGTTAGTGCCGGTAGATGCAAATTTAGATTTAGATAAATTAGAAAAGAAAAAGAACCAAATTGGATTTGATATTCTACACGTACTTTCAGAAGAAAAAAATAAGAAAGAAAAGTTAGATGAATATACTCAAAACATTTCCGAAATATCTCAATCGATTGAAGAACACAAAATTATAAATGGTAAACCAATCGAAGATGCTAAAAAGGAATGGGATGAGTATAAAAGTGAGATAAATGAAACCGAACATCAAATTCAGCTATTAGAACAATCTTTGGAATCCAATAGGGAAAAACTTTCGCATTTAGAAAAGCACGAATATGACCCAAATTGTAAGTTTTGCATGAATAATGTATTCGTAAAAGATGCGTTAGAAACAAAATCTAAAGTAGAGGAGCAAGAAGATAAATTAACGGAATTAGGAAACAAACATCAATCGTTAATTCAACAGGCATCTTATATTGCAGATGTGGAAGAACAATGGGACTCTTTAGTTGAGTTAAAATCTAAGTATCAAAAAGCAATTGTAATTAAAGAAAAAACAATCGCAGAATTAAATGGATTTGAAACTCAAAAACAATTGTATGATACTCAATTGGAGCAAGTAAACGCAGATATTCAAAGATACCACGATAATGAAGATACTATTAAACGTAATAAACAAATAGAATCGGTTATCGATGGACTAAATAGAACAAAGAGCGAAATAGAATCGGAAGTAAAAACGCTTAACAAACAAATATCTGATTTGAATAGCTCTATTACTCAAATACAATCGTTTATAGACAATGTAAAGGATAAGATGGATGAAGTTAAGGACTTAGAAGAAAAGAGTCGCCTATACACCTATTATATCGATTCTGTAAAGAGAGATGGTGTACCATACGAACTTATTTCGAAAGCAATGCCTGTTATTGAAAATGAAATCAATAATATACTTGCGCAGGTTGTAGATTTTAGTATCGTAATGGATATCGATGGTAAATCTATTAATGCAAAGATTGTTTATGAGGACCAAGAATGGCCATTAGAAATGTGTAGTGGTATGGAGAAGTTCGTAAGTGGTTTGGCTATTAGAGTAGCTCTGATTAACATATGCAACCTACCACGTCCTAACTTCTTAGTAATAGATGAGGGATTTGGTACATTAGATGCTAATAACTTATCATCATTATTTATGATGATGCAATATTTAAAAACTCAATTTGATTTCATTTGGATGATTTCTCACTTAGAACAAATGAGAGATATCGTAGATGGATTGATAGAGATAAAAAAGATAGATGGGTTTAGTAAGATTGATTTTTAACCTTATCAGCTCTTAACACACCCGCTTGAGGTTTAGTAACACCAACGTGTTTCTTAATTAAATTTTCAACTAAACTTCCCATCTTAAACCCATGTTCTTCACAATATTGTTTGAGAAGTTCGTGGGTTTCTTTTTTTATTTGCAACATAGCGTATTTCATAACTTTAGTTTTCTTTAGTTTTATATAGAATCTTATAGTTTTCTTTATATAAATATGAACATAATATTTTTTTGTGAATATTTATACAAAAGATATTTTAAATAATGGCTGTAATCCAAAAAACTCTATTCGCTGAAAATTTAGAAAGGTATAACACATTTGTTAGAGATACAAATCCTACAAGTACCTATTTTAATATTACAGAATTACCCGATACATTTACCGGCGGTAAAAACGCATTTTTAATAGCAGGCTCTGGTGAATTGGTGCCGGATACTTTGATTAAAATAGAAATAAAAGATGCAGCGGGGAATGTTATATATCACGAACCAGGTGAAGGTAATTTAGTAACTACAATCAATGGTGAACAATTTACAAACGAATATTTTGAGGGTGTTTCCAAAGTTGTAGCAGTTTATGTGTATCCAGATGATACTGCTTATGGTCCATGTACAATAACAATATTAGGTGAATTAAGTTCATATTATGATGATAATGGATTATTAACTCCTATACCAATTGATTGGCAAGGAACTTATAATGTAAAGTGGCAAAAAACAATAAATGTAAACCCAACATTAGCCAATACAACAAAAATTCGTTTTTATCGTAGACCTACCGCTACAATAACCGAATTAATTTCTCCAATTTATAGAATAGATTCTAATACAGGTTTAAAAATAAATAGTGGTATAAATCAATCTTTTGCAAATATAAAAATTTCAAATTTAGAAACATTTGCAGGAGATGTAAAAAGAATAAAAGTATTTAGAACATCTTTGGGCGATATATCCGATTATGATATGATTCAGGATATATTGGTGGAATCAAAAGAATTACTTACTACATATAATTTATCGGGTAGTGTTGTTGGAAATACAGGTATTTTCACATCAGAAACTTTAAAAAATTATTGGATATCCGGTTCTTTAGGAACTGAATTAACATCAAGTAGAGTTGAAAGTGGATTGAAATTAAGCGGTAGTGGCTATTTTAGATATAGTTCATCATTAGAATTAAATTCAGCAAATACATACGAACTTAATTTAGATGCTTTTTATTCAGCATCAACCGATAGCAATTTGGGAATATATGTTAGTGGTTCTGATGGTGGTGATATTTTAATTGGCACATTAAGTGGTATTTCCCCAACAAAAAATTTATTAGATACAACTATTCCATTTAAATTAGATTCCAATTTTGCAAGCGCATCTTTATATTTTTCACAATCACGAGGTGAATGGCACGTTGGTAATATAAGTTTAAAATTATCAGAAGATACAGCGTTTTCGCCAGATGAAGTTTCGTTTGTAACAACAATGCCAACTGTTGTAGGAAATGAAGATTTTAATTTCAAATTTGAATTTTATGATGTAAATAATAACTACGTTCCTGTTTCGGTAACTGGTAGTGCAAATTTTACAGGTGGTTCAAATGCAATTACAAAGTTATTAACATTTGAATCAGATAGAACCGCATTTAGATTTTCATCAGGTTCGGTAGGTAATCCACCATCACAATTTGTTAAATTTAAAACAACAAAAACTAATTATACAGGCTCAATTACATATTCGAGTGCATCATTTGATAAAGATGGAAACTATATCGTTCCATCATCATACGCTGGAGAATATCCAGGAGCACTTACCAACGTTAGTGATTCCGGTGCATTATTGAGTATTGCTAAATTTAGTGGAAGTGTTAGTAGTGTAATAGTAGGTTCAATTACATACACCGCATCGTGTGAGGGGTTTGAAGAATATGAAACAATTTATAGATTTGAAGATGGTGATAATGCACCTGGTGTTTTTGTAACATCAAACGCAAATCAGTTTATATATAAAGCAACCGATTTGTCACTCAATCCAACGGGACAAGTTATTACAATAGAAGCTAAACGTAAAAATTTAGCATCAGCTACAACACCATTAACTGTAAATTCCGGAAGTGGTACGCCACCATTAACTTTTGTATCTACAAACGCAACAAATGGTGTGGATACATTTACATTGGCTGGTTCAACATACTCATATTCAATCGGTGAAAGAAGTTATTTTATTTCCGGCTCTGACCAATTTGGAAATGAATTTTCCGATGCAATTAAAATAACTCCTGTAAAAATATTAGATGGTTTATCTGTAACACTTACAAATGATAACGCATCACTTCCTGCTCTTTCGAATGGATTTGTAGCAAGTGGGTCATTCATATTAACATCTGGTTCAGTAAACGTAAAGGTTGGTAATGAAACAATTACATTTGATGATGATAATGATAGTAGTAGAGCAAATAATACATTCGCTATAACAAGTCTAAGTGGTACGGGGTGTACACCAAATTCATCAAATCCATCTATAAACGGATATGGTATAACAAATTTATCAGCCGATTCTGGTTCATTGGATATAACAATAAGTTATAAGGATGGCGCCGGTGATACAACGTCTGTTACAAAAACGGCAACATATACAAAGAATAAAAAAGCAGCTCCTGTATTAACGTTTGTAATTGGAAATAATAATCAATCTACTGATGCAAAATCAACAGGTGAGCAAGTAACATCATTTAGCGATTCTACATTAAGCGTAAAAGAGCAATATAATGGAACTAATAGTAATCTAACATTATCATCTGCCCCAACTATTAATAGTAGTTCTGCTTTTCCTGGCATAACTAAAACTACTACTAATTTATCTTATCCAACATTGGCAACTGCAACAGATTCTGTTGAATTATCTATTACGGGTTCGGTTACCGATTCGGAAGGAATAAGTAGACAAGTATTTGGTAACGTTTCTTTAACAAAAGTTAAAAAAGCAGCACCAGTATTATCTATATCAACAACAAATAAAGCACAATCGGTTTCAGCTAAATCAACTGGAACACAAATTGATGCTTTTTCAAATTCAACTGTAACTGTTTCACAAACATATAATGGTTCTACTACCAATTTAACAATAACATCATTAACCGCAACATCTTCTGATATCGCAAGTATATCAACAACAGCTGCAAGTGGCTTAGTAACATTAAATGGCAAAACTTTAGCAGATGGTACGAATTCTACAATTGTAACTATTTCGGCTACAGTTACTGATTCTGAAGGAAGTAGTAGAACTTTAACCGATACAATAACATTATCAAAAGTTAAAAAAGCACCGCCTACAATCACATTTGCAATTACTCCATCTTCACAAACAGTTGCCGCAAATAGTGCTGGAACATTAACTGGTACAATTGTGGACCCGGTACTAACTGCATTTGAAGGTTCTTCTGCTTTAACATATAATCAGGGAACACTAAGTACATCTCAATTTAAAATCACAAATGTAACGGGAGTAACGGTAGGAAGTACAACACCATCTACATCAACGATAGATGTTACCGCAATATCATCAACAGATAATACGGGCGTTGTAACAATTGCATATGTAGATTCTGAAGGTACATCGGGAACTTCAACTATTAGATTCACAATATCAAAAGCAATAGCAGGTGCACAGGGTGACCCTGGAAACTCTGGAGCAGATGGTAAACGTACCGCAACGGGAATGATTCACTATCAAGTAGCTGCAACATCCGCACCATCTGCACCAACTGCAACATCATATACATTTAGTACGGGTACATTTAGTGGATTAACAGCAAATTGGGGGTTGGGCGCACCAACTTATGCTAGTGGTAACACTAACAAATATTGGTATTCAACTTATAGTGTTGTTGAAACAACCGCTGGAGGTGGTACAGGTACTCCATCTTTTGGAACACCTACTCAGGCAATAGGATTTAGTGGATTGGTATCATTCACCGCAGCTAATAATGTTAGTGATGGTTCAAACGCTTTATCATTTGGTGTAGCAGGAACTACATTAATTAATGGCAGTAATATATCAACCGGTAAAATAACATCAACAAACTATTCGGCAGGTAGCCCATATACAACGGCTGGTAGTATTATAGATTTAGATAATGGTAGAATTGCTACAAAAACTTTCTATGTAGATTCAAATGGAGATGCAGTATTTAAAGGAACTCTATCTGCAGCAGGAGGAACATTCGCAGGACAAATTACAGTAGGTGGAACTAATTATAATTTATCGGATACTCTTAATGCAAATACTACTGCTACTCAAGTAGGTTTGGGTAACGTATCAAATCTAACTCCACAAAATCAAGCTCAAACCGGTCTTATAGCAGGAACTACAATTACTGGAGGTGGTATTACGATTAGTGGAGGTGGTTCTATTAAAGGTGGACAAACTAATTATAATACAGGAACAGGATTCTTTTTGGGATATCATGGTTCTGCATATAAATTTTCAATTGGAGATGCATCTACTAAAGGTATAACGTGGGATGGTAGTACCTTATCAATTGGAGGTGATGTTACAATTGGTGCAACATTAGCATCTACTGTTGTAAGTAACGCATCAAGCGCATTGAGTAATGCAGCAACCGCACAAAGTACTGCAAATAGTGCGGCATCGGCAGCGGCAGCTTCATTACAACCAGGACAAGCAGCAACCGATGTTAATAATAATACTACAACTATTACCGGTAATAAAATTAGAACGGGTACGATTCTATCAAGTAATCATAGTGGACCTGCTAATGGTAGTGATTTCTCAGCGGAAGGAATGGCAATTGATTTAACGGGTGGTGGTATATCTGCTAAAAACTTTAGAATAACAGCGGCAGGTAGTGCATTTTTTAAAGGAGATATAAGCGGTGCTAGTGGTACATTTAGTGGTAATCTTAGTGGTGCCACAATTAGTGGTGGTAGTATTACAATTGGTTCTAATTTTAGTGTAGATACATCTGGTAATATGCTTGCTAATAATGCATCTATGACAGGTACTGTAACCGCTACCGCCGGAACAATTGGTGGGTGGTCAATCAGTAACTCATCTAAACTAACTGGTGTTGGTACTGCTGGACAAATAGTATTAGACCCAGCCATTCCATCTATAAAATTTAATAATACAACCGGAGCTACAAAATTAACGGTAAAAACAGGTCCATTAACATATTTAGGAGGAGCTGGTGAATCCGTAACAATGCCATCACAAGCAACGGGGGCCGGAACATATTATTCAAGTATATTTTCTCAGACAGTTGGTAGCTATTCAAGTACTTATTTCCAATCCGCCGGTAACTATGTAGGTACACCATCATTCCCTAGCGGAAATGGTGCTAATTTATATTATACAAGTCCTACTTTTAATGGTTATTTTTCTATAAACTTCACTATTGAAGTTAAAGATAGCCCAAACTATAACATAGGAAATACTGTTGGATACATAAGCGTTGGTGGTGATACAACATATGGTACGCCTAATGAGACAGGGGTTATGCAGATAATACCTCAATTAACAACATTAACTTTACCAAACGCAGGAACTTATTACTTTCATCCGGTTAGAACTATATCAGGTAACTGGACATCAGGGTATGTACAAATGGCCGGCGGCGGATATACGGGAGGAACTAGCACCTTTAACCCAGAATTAGATTTTGGAGAATTAACAGAATACGGACTACAGGTAGCATCTTCAGCAGACTCATTTGTAAAAATAGCAAGGCAAGCTTCATATGCTTTAGAAGCGAAGGGTGCTATTTATGTAAAATCGCCAAATGCTACTACTTTCTCATATTTTGATGGAGTTGTACACCCATATGTTGGAAACACAAATGATTTGGGTACAACTGGGAATAGATGGAAAACAGTTTGGACAAATAACGCATTAAATAGTACATCGGATGAACGTTTAAAAAATTCAATTGAAGATACGGATTTGGGTTTAGAATTTGTAAATAAATTAAGACCTGTAAAATATAAAAATAATTCAGCATCTTCTCCAAGATATCATTATGGTTTAATCGCACAAGAATTAATAGGAACTTTAAATGATTTTAATAAAACAACATCCGATGTTGGATTTATAGCAAGTTCATCTTTTGACTATACCGAAGAAGATGTTGAAAAATGGAAAACTCGTGATGATTGGAATGTATATGAAAGTGAGATATCTGCATCTGTAAGAGGTGAATTGGGATTGGCTTATACAGAATTAATATCTCCAATGATTAAAGCGATACAAGAATTAACTGCAAAAGTTGAAATGTTAGAAGCTAAATTAAGCGGAAGTGTATGATAGTATTCATAACAACAGGTTACGGAAAAAATATAGTAGGAGGTTCGGATATATGGTGTAATAACTTTATGGAGAACGTTTTACCATTGGTTACGGAAGACTACAAAATTGTAGTTGATGGAAGGCCTTTATTGCCAGAAGATGGTACAATATATACTTACCAAAACGATGATGAAATAGATAGGATATTAAATGAATGTGATAAGATTGTATTTTTACACCATTCTTACAAACCAAATCCTATAATCAAAAAGTATCTACACAAAACTCACACAACTTTTGTTCATGCTTTTATTCCCGATATGTTGGGGTTAAATGATGAGTATGAAAACCTAATGACTAAAATTGATTGGGGATGGCAAAAGGAAATATTAGATAATTCCGATAATATAATTTGGATTGGATACGAAAATGATACAATACATAAAAGTTATCCACACGTTATTAACATTACAAATTACTATGAATGGAAAGAAAGCAAACCATTTTTAGGAATTATTTCAAATAAGATTGGATATGCTGCCAGATGTGAAACTAGAAAAAATGCACATTACTTAGATAATATTCCTTCTATTATATTTTCTAACAAATATGATTATAAGAGAATGTTAGAAGGTAGTAAAATAAATTCTGATTACCATAGATTTATCGAATTTGATTACCGATTTCATCAGAAATTTTTTGATGGTAATTTTCAAATATTTCACGGATGTTATACAAAAGAACCTTTTGGGTATTCAATATTTGATGCGGTAGATAATGGTAAAGTTCCAATTATACATACGGATTGGATGAAACATATTGATTACAAATATAGAGCAAATACAAAAGAACAATTTAATCACATATATTTAGAAATATTAGAAGATTCATTTGATAAAGTAAATTTTGAATTTAATAAATTAAGAAATGGATTAAATGGATATACTAATAAACAAAAGTGGGTTACTGAAATATGCAAAGTCTTATCAATTTAAATTTAGTAAAAAATTTTATTACTAATAATCATACAAAAGATGATGATGGTAATATATCATATGAGCCTGTAAAATATCGTTGGTCACATGGTGCAACTGATTTACACTTAGGTGATGGTTTGCTGATATATTCTCTGATACAATTTATTAGAGCAAAGGTGTGTGTATGTATTGGAACGGGTGGTGGGTTTATACCCCGTTTGATGACACAATCTCGCCACGATTTATGGGAGCAAGGAATATTTGAAGGAAACTCATCTAATGAATGGGGTGATATTGGAACTACAATAATAATAGATGCCGCTAATGGTATTGGTGGATATACGGATTGGACTGAAGAAAATTCATTTCTAAGACAACATTTTGCACCGCAAGTTATAATTGAAACATCAGAAAGAGCATATTACGATTATTTTGTAAGACAGGATATTAAAATCGATTATTTACATATAGATGGTGACCACTCATATGAAGGAGTTAAAAAAGATTTTGAATTATACTCACAAATAATGTCTGAAAACGGAATAATTACGATTCACGATACAGACCAAAACTATCATAATACGTTTTTAGTTCCAGATACACAAAAAACGGATTTTGCAGAATTTGATGGGCCTGCAAAATTTATTGAAGAATTAAAAAATAATTCTAAATATAATTTGGTAAATTTAAAAAATTTTATTACCTTTACACATAAAACTACATCTACTGGATTATCAATAGTTACTAAAAACAAAATATGATAAGATTAGTTACTGTAACGGGAGCAAGAACAACAACTTTACCATATATGCTACAACATTATATTGATATTGTTGACGAAATATATGTTGTAGCTTATGATACTAAGAATAATCAATATGAAAATGTAAAAAAAGTTTGTGATTCGTTTGGTAGTAAAATCAAATTATACAAACATTCGGATGAACAAGAGTATAATTGGGAAACAGTGACATCCATTTATAACGCTATAAAAGATTTATATCCAAATGATTGGTGGGTAGTTTCCGATGATGATGAATTCCATGTTTATTCTAAACCACTTCATCAAATGGTAAAAGAATGTGATGAAAATGGATGGGATATAGTAAGAGGTGGATTTATTGATAGAATTGGTGAAGATGGTAAGTTTAATGAAATAAAACCATTTAAATCAAACCAAAATTTATTCAGCCAATTTCCAATGGCTGGATTTTTTAGATACCCAATGAGTAAAGCTTGTCCAAATAAAATATGCGTTGTTAAAGGTAAAGTAGAAATAACAAATGGACAACATTATGCTAAAAGTGGAACAAAAACATTATGGGGACCACAATTGCATAACAGAACAATAGCACCAATAGATGAATATAATGTGCAAGTACATCATTTTAAATGGGATTCAACATCAATTGATAGAATTAAAGCCGTAGCAGATATTAAAAAAGATTATGCATATTCCGATGAATATCTAAAAATGTATCAATCACTACGTTCAAATGGATTTAAATTAAATATCAAAAATTCTTTATACAAATTCGAATTTTGTCCAACTGCAAACTACGAAAATTACAAAAATTGGAGTGTTTTATTAAAAGAAATTATATCTATATAAAAGGTTATATTTGGTTATGTCAAAGAAAAAGTTAGGTATTATTGTACCGATACGAGATAGAAACGAAGAACTATACAAATTCTCTGCACACATGCAGTGGTTCTTAGCTGATAAGATAGATTATACAATCTATTTTATAGAGCAACATTCTCCCGATTTATTTAATTATGGTAGTCTGTGTAATGTTGGCTACAAACTTCTAAAAGATGAATGCGATTATTTCATATTTCACGATGTGAACTTAATTCCGATAACCGATAATTGTGATTATTCAGACCAATTCTTAAATCCGATACATATGGCTTCTAATATTTCAGATATTAAAAATGGAAAACCATATCCACATTATATTGGTGGAGTATTTAAAATATCAAAAGAAGATTTTGAAAAAATAAATGGATTTAGTAATGATTATTGGGATGGTGGGTTTGAATATATGGATTTACTATGGAGAATGAATAAATACAATGTATTTCTTCCTACTATAAAATTCTTCAATAAAGACATATACAAACCACATAGATTAATTGATGTTACTGAAAATGAATACGAAGTTACAAAAAAATTAACATCATTTGAATTTTCAGATGGAGATTCTTTAATGATAAAATCCAATCCAATAGTAGATAATTTATTTCAAGATTCTTTTACATTATCATTTGATACTTTCATTAATGGCGATTTAACACAGGATGGAACATTAATAGCAAAAGAAGGATATGATGTTGGATTATTCATTAAAAATAATGAAGCAATGGTTTTTCAACATTGGTTTGAAGATGGTGGATTGATACAAATATGGTGGAATCATTTGGATATTAAAGATAAATGGGCGCATATAACTTTAAGATTTGATACAGTTCAGGGAATAGTATCATTATTTATAAATGGTAGTTTAGTAGATGAAGTATTTTTTGATACATCTAAATTACTTATGGATTTTTCTCAAAAAGATATTTGGTTAGGCTCTCTTTTCTTTAAAAATAAATTAAATGGTAAAATCTCAAATTTATTATGTTTCGATTATGCATTAAGCGATACTGAAATTGATTTAGTATTCAAAGAAAACTATGATAAGGGGCTTACTACATTTGAGCCAATCATTGATATATCTTTTAATAAAATGGTTGGACAGTTTTATATTGATACCGCTAGCTTAAAAAACCACGCTAGACAGATTTTAATATCAAATCATAAAAAAATAGTAGAAGAAGATTTTCAATATTCGTATAAATTTAATATGCCAGAATCCGATATTGGTAAATTTAAAGTTTTGGAAAATTCAGAAAAATTCACTATATTAGACAATTATAATTATGAAACTCCAAACCCAAATTTTATAGAGAATGAAAACATATTCTTTTATGAATCAGTAAAATCAAAAAACAAAGATATTCCTAAATTTGGATTATCAAGTGTAAGTTATAAAATTATGGGTGAAACAAAAATAGATAAAAACATAAAAAAAATTTCAGTTAAACTAAACTAACAAATATGGCAGGTACAAAAAAAGTTGTTACACAACAAGTAGAATCAGCAGAAGCTGTTGAAAATTTAATCTTAGAACAAAGAAAAGTTAAAGCATTAGAAAAAATTGCAAACTCTTTAGATGCATTAACTGTTTGGTTCGAAGAAATTGAAAAGCAAGATTGGAGTGATAGAATTCAATACTATTTGTATGAATTACATAACAATGTTACCAAAATAGCTGATGCAGCTGAGGGAACATCATCACAACCATCTACTAGCAGACCTAAAAAAGATTCTGAAAAATAATGAAACTAGGTATAATTGTTCCATATAGAAATAGAGAAGCTCATCTAAAGATGTTTAGAGAAAGTGTTGATGCTGCTCTAAAAAAACAATCAATTCAATATGAACTGATTATAGTAGAACAATTAGATGAGAAACCTTTTAATAGAGGTAAGTTATTAAATATAGGATTTGAAAGAGCCAAAAAATTAGGTTGTAAATATGTTGCGTTTCACGATGTGGATATGATACCAATTAAGGTGGATTATTCATATTCAGAAACACCAATACATTTAGCAACTGGTTTTGAAGATAATCCAAATATCAAAAGAATAGTATTTGATGAATACTTTGGAGGTATAACTATTTTTCCAATGCAAGCGTTTGAAGAAATAAATGGATATTCAAATGACTATTGGGGATGGGGATTTGAAGATGATGACCTTCTATATAGATGTAAGCAAGCCGGATTATCTTTAGATAAAAAGATAATAAAATCCGATGCTAAAGTAAAAGGATTATATTTTAATGGTAAAAATTCTTATATTGAAATTGATAAACTGCATGATATTTTTGATTTTAAAAATTCAAGAAGTGTAGTAGTAAAATTTAAAGCAGATAGTATAGTTTGTAGTCCGAATAAAGAATGGGATGATTATACAGTTTTTTCTATTCCTGGCTATGATACAAATATAAGTTTTAATTCATTCAAAAGATATAAAGTAGAAACTTGGGATACAAATAATAATGCGTATGCTATAAACTCTGAAATATCAATTAATTCATATGTAAATATTGTATTTAATTTAGATTTCTTAAATGGAAAAATATCAATGTATAAAGATGGTGAGTTTATAGGAGAAACAACTATATCACGCACTTATAACAGAGATGGTAAAGAAGTGAAAGAATTTGCTAAAATAAAAAATTATAAAGATGAAGCATCTTTCTTTTTAGGTTGTGGAGACCCGTATAGAAATGAAGATGGTAATTGGTTTAAAGGCGTAATTAAAGAATTTGCGGTATATGATGGAATACTTTCACCATCGGAAATAAAAGCAATATCAGAAAACAGAATGTATCCACTTACTGAAAATTTTAAACAATATAAATCTTCAGAAAAACTATTATGTTATTATGATACTTGCATAACAAGGAATAGAACTTTGATAGATTTAAGTGGTAATGGTAATGATGCATCTACACACCAAACTCATTTAGTTGAAATCGATGTTTCAGATGAATTTGATGTATATGTTCCAAAAAGAAGAAAATCTTTGATAAAACTATTATCTCATAGAGAAAATGGATATACTGATGGTAAATGGAAAACTAGAAATACTCGCCAAAATCAAATAAGATTTTTTAACAATATTTCCAGAAACTTAACAAATGTAGAATCTGATGGATTATCAAATTGTACATATAAATTATTAAACGAGGCAACGATTAAAAACTATCATTTTTTGTCTGTACTTTTATAATATGAAATTAGGTGTATGTGTACCATATAGAAATAGAGAAGAGCACTTAAAAAGATTTGTTCCCCATATTCATAAATTTTTAAATGAAAGGGGAATTGAGCATGCTATATATTTAGGACATCAAAATGATGATGAATTATTCAATCGAGGATTGATGAAAAATGTAGCAGCAATTGTTGCATTTGAAGATGGGTGTGATTATATAGTTTGGCACGATATTGATATGGTGCCAGAAGATGAGAGTTGTGATTATTCATTTCCAACCGATAATCCACAACACATAGCAGTTCGTATATCTCAATCTGATTACAATTTAAAGTATGAAGAATACTTTGGAGGAGCAGTTTTATTTAGTAAAGAGCAAGCATATAAAACCAATGGTTATTCAAATGATTATTGGGATTGGGGTATGGAAGATGATGACCTTTTTTGGAGATGTGTTTTGGAGGGAATGGTTGATAAAAAAATTCATCAAACAATAGAAAACCAATCATATGGTAAGTTTAATGGTATAAACTCATTATTAGAAATATTACCATCTAATAATTTAAGAAACGCAATTTCTGATTCACATACCATTTCAGTTTTGGTAAAGGCTGACCAGCAAATAGAAAAAGTTCCGATTTGGTTAATTGGCGATACAAAAAGACAATTTGTAGAATACCCAATATTCAGAAAACCTGGTTACGATTGGGGACTATCTTTTAATAATAGTAGAGCATATACTGCTATGCTATGGGATTCCAAAAAGAATCACATATATCAATGGATGAAACGTTATGAAAATCAATGGAGTTGGGTAACGATGGTATTAGATGCAAAAAATAAAAAGATGCATCTTTATATGAATGGAAATGAAAGCGATGCCAGAAATGGTACAGGCACAAATTCACCTATGTATTTCGAATCACCATTAAAGAGATATGGAGTTGAACCATTTTTTGTTGGACACACACCATCACCGGGAACTCAAAAATATGCTAAATGGTTTAAAGGAGATATTGCTAAAATTAAAGTTTGGAATAAAGCATTTAATAATGATGAAGTTAAAAATAGTATTTTTGAAAATGCTTTTGAAAAAACAGCTATTTTAAATCTATCATTTAATGGTATGGCAAAAGATGATTCTTATTTAAAACATAGATTAGTAAATCAAAATGTAGAAATAGAATCAAAAAATATAGAAGTACCATCTACAATATTACCATATAGAAGAGATGGTAAATTTGAATGCTTACCACATCAAACGGAAGGTATTATTGAAGTTGGAGGAATTCAGAAATGGGCAAAAGGTGAAACTACTGCTGCAAACGAAAGGAGATATGTATTAAATATGCAGCAAGGTAGTATCAATTATAAAAGCGATGGATTATCAAATGCAAAAGAAAGATATGAATTTATCAGTAAAGAGCAGATAATGGATATTCCAAATGCATTTATGGTAAATGTAAAAACCATAAAGAAATGAGTGATATACTGATGCCAAGAATGACTGATACAATGGAAACGGGTTTATTAGTAACTTGGTTTGTTAAAGTAGGAGATTATGTAAAGTCGGGTGATATAATTGCTGAAATAGAAACTGATAAAGCCGTTATGGATTTAGAAGTTTGGGAAAGTGGATATATAACCTATATAGGAATAGAAGAAGGTAAAAGAATACCAATTAATAGTATAATAGCTAAAATAGAAAATAATGTCAGATAAATTTAAAGTTGATTTAGAACAACAAAACCCTTTGTATGTAAATACGAAGAAAACATTAGATGCAGTTGGACCGGGTATGTGTTTGGCAAAATGGACACAAGTAACGTTATCGTTGCAAGTTGGACATAACCACTCATGTCACCACCCACGCACTCACGCAATTTCACCGCAAGAGATTGCACGAAACCCATCTGCACTTCATAATACGAGATATAAAAAACTTCGTAGAAAAGAAATGTTAAGTGGTGCAAGACCAACGGAGTGTGATTATTGTTGGGGTGTAGAAGATAATTCAAACATATTTTCTGATAGAATATTTAAATCTTCAGAAAGCTGGTCTTTACCATTTATGGAACAAATTAAAAGTTCTGATTGGAGAGATGATTTTAATCCAAAATATGTTGAGGTTGCATTTAGTAATGCTTGTAATTTCAAATGTTCATATTGTGGACCTGCATACAGTTCTCAATGGGTAGAAGAAATTGAACAATATGGTGCCTATCCTACAACCGATAGATTTAATGATACTCAATATTTGATTGAAGAACACAAAATGCCAATCGCTCAAAAAGATTATAACCCATACGTTGAAGCATTTTGGAAATGGTGGCCTGATTTGTATAGAGATTTACATACTTTTAGAATAACAGGTGGTGAACCATTATTAGCAAAAGATACTTGGAAAGTATTGGATTATATAATTGAACAAAAGAATCCAAATAAACAACTTAAATTGGCATTTAATTCTAACTTAGGTGCACCGGATGTACTTATCGATAAGTTTATTGAAAAAATAAAACGAATTGAAGATGAAGATAGAGCAAGCGAAATTGTAATCTTTACATCCGTAGATACCTGGGGAGAGCAAGCTGATTATATTAGAACGGGATTAGAATTTAATAGATTTTGGGATAACGTAAATAAAATTTTAACAAAATGCCCGAGAGTTATTATTACGTTCATGTCTACCTACAATGCACTAAGTTTATTTAATTATAATAAATTAATTAAAGAAGTATATAACCTAAAAGACATATATGGTAGTTATGATAGATATTGGAATTCAGCAGTATTCTTAGATTCATCTTATTTAAGATATCCTTTACATCAAACTGTACAAGTATTACCTTATGATTTTTCTAAAAAAATATTAGAACAAACTAAGTTGATTACATACTACGCAATTCCTGTATTTGAACCAAAATATATTGGATTCTCTGATATAGAGGTACAAAAATTAAAAAGAATATATGATTGGATGATATCACCACAAGATGCCGGTAAGCAACTTAGAAACCGATACAACTTCCACAAATACTTTACGGAGCATGATAAGAGAAGGGGAACTAATTTTGTAAAAACATTCCCTGAATTGGAAGAATTTTATAATTTTTGTGGAACTATTCAAATTTAAAAATATGAGTTTATTAGTAAAAAAAGAAGAGCCTTGGGTTATCCTACCTGAAAGTAGATATGATATTACGGATAGAAAAATCGATACCTTTATGGATGATGATTTTTCATTATACCTAAAAGTAAAAATATTTCCAGAAACAATGGAATATGGGCAAGAAGGATTTGCATTTGGTAGAAGTGGTAAACATTCTGGATTATCTTTTTATAAAGTAAAAAGTAACGATGGTTTTGATATCACTACATTAATGTGGACTTATTGGTTCACCGATGATACTTTTGTACAATTTCATCACACACTAAATGAATCAGAAGTAAATGATTTTATTGAAGTAGTTGTATTAAATGATGATACTAATTCAAAAACGTTTACAGTATATGTGAATTCAAAATTAGTAGATACAAAAGAATATGTTGAAAAAGATAAACAATCTTATAAATTTGGTGAAATGGGTGGCGGAGGATTTTATCAGTTTGGTAATGGTAATTTTCAAGTGCCGGATATAGCAATGTATTTAGAGTGTGAATTTGATATGTGTTTCTTAATAAAAGGTTTACGTTCATTAAATGAAATGCAATCGATGGCATATGGATATGAAAAAGACTTAGTTGAGTTTTTAGAAGATTTAAGAGTGTTTAGAGATGAAACCCCTTATAAAAAAGATTTAGCATTTTTCTTAGATTTTAAACAACAAAATAGATATAAAGTGTGGGAATTGACTCACAATGGAAATTATTTATCAAAAGCAACTTTAGAAAACATTTATTTTTAAAATGAAAATATTAATTACAGGCGGAGCAGGCTATTTAGGTTCAGTTATGGTTGAACGATTCCTACATGTAGGATATGAAGTTACAGTATTAGATAAACTATTATTTAATCAAACTTCTCTTTTACAATATACATCATATCCTAAATTTAAATTCATATATGGAGATGTTCGTAACGAATCATTATTAGAGCAGTTATGTAAAGAAGCTGATGTGATTATACCATTAGCGGCAATAGTTGGATTTCCTGCTTGTGCAGCAGACCCTAAATTAGCAAAGGAAATTAATTTTGACCAAATCTTTAATATTGTAAGATTTGCTAAAGATAAAAAGATTTTATATCCAAATACAAATAGTGGATATGGAATTGGTATTGGACAAACCGAATGTACCGAAGAATCGCCTCTTACACCGATATCAGTTTATGGACAAACTAAATGTGATGCAGAAAATTTCCTAAGAGCAAACACATCTGCAATTACTTTTAGATTAGCTACTGTATTTGGCGTATCACCAAGAATGAGAACCGACTTGTTAGTAAACGATTTTGTTTACAAAGCAATTACTGATAAATACATTGTGGTGTTTGAAAAGACATTTAAAAGAAATTTTATTCATATTGAAGATGTAGCATCTGCATTTCTTTTTATGATAAATCACTACGATGAATATAAAGGTGAAGTATTTAATGTAGGATTAAGCTCTGCAAACCTTTCAAAGCAGGAACTATTGGAAAAGATACAATCCCATGTAAAGGATTTTGCGGTATCATACAACGATTTTTATGAGGACCCCGATAAAAGAGATTACATCGTATCAAACGCTAAAATAGAAGCGACTGGTTGGTTACCACAATGGGATTTAGATAGAGGTATTAAACAATTGATTCAAGGGTATCAAATGATAGTTCCAAAAATGGGTGCAGAATTCAGAAATGGATTTCCATTAGGATACGCAAATAAAGCATAATATGAGTAACAAGTGGGATGAGTTCCAAATTACTCCATCTAAAAAATTTGGTTATGATGTTCCGATATTCCAACCATCGGTTTATAGAGAATATAGAGGTGAGATATTCACAACATACCATTCGGAAGAACATCCTGTAATGAATCATATACACTATGATAAGAATGAACTTTCTATTCACGGAAGATTTTCTCGTTCTTATAAGGGTGTATTGAGAGGATTACATTGGGATAAAAAGACATGGAAGTTGGTTCAAGCAGCAGTAGGTGATATTTATTTGGTTGTTTTGGATATGAGAGAGAATTCACCAACTTATGGAGATTGGGAATCATTTATTATAACCGAAAGATTAAGGAATCAGATATTAGTTCCACCGGGGTTTGCAAACGGACACTACGCATTAACTGATTGTATGTTTCATTATAACCTATTTTACAAAGATGGTTATGTGGATGCGGATGAACAATATGTAGTTAAGTGGAATGACCCGGAATTTCAAATGGAATGGCCTACAAATAATCCAATATTACAAAAAAGAGATAGATGAAAAATATAGTGGATATATTTGATAATTTTATTGTAATAAAAAGACCTATTTTTGTTTCTTACAATAGAGAGGAAATAATAGATTTTTTTAATCAAATATTACCATATTTTAATAATGGATATAAATGTTTTTACGCAGAAAACGGAGAACCAATTAATAATGATTATATAAAAAATTTACAAATTATATCCGATATACTTACTTCTAATA